TGATAACGCATCTTCGCATATACCATTCATCAACTTCGTCATCCTTGAATTTAAGCTGGAATGGGCATTCATGGCATTCTTCCGGCATATTCATATCCAATCTAATCAGAATCATTCTCACTTCACCGCCTTTATTAAAATAATCTTTGCTGTTCTGGCTCTGGTTCTCGTTCCATCAACGGCAATTTATTAACCGCTTTGAAACGTTCGTCTAATGCATCATACAACCCTAAACACAAATACCAAGCGAAACCGTTTTGCGGAAACTCATCAATAACTGATTTAATATCTTTCAATATCCCGACAAAATATTCGGTAGCATCATCTGCAAACTGATTTTTAGGTGGCGTTTCGTACTTCTCAACCAATCGGTAAACCCTTGTAAGCACTTCCCTGTTGTTCGGGTCTATCATCTTTCATTCGTTCCCCCTTTCCATCTGTTACAACGTTACAAAGCCAAATTTTCATTTGTAATTTTCAGATCACCTCCAAACCGTTGAGAAATAATGATAGTTGAGTCTCTGTTACAATGTTACACCGTTACACACACTTTCTTTATATATGTGCGAATAAAATATTTTTTATTAATTCACATTATAAGGTACCATGTTTTTCTGTGTAACAGCGTAACATTGTAACATCAACCGCAATCATTTAACGTTCCTCCAATATATCAGGATGTCCGTTGTTGCATCCAGATCCTTTGAAAGAATAATTTCTTCCTGCTGGGCTGGTGTAATTGCTTGGTAATCTCCCCACAGACTGCCGCTTTTGCACAGAATCGTTGTCCAGATCCAACCTTGCCCAAAATCACAATACGTTTCACCAACATAATATTTATAGCCGTTCGGGCTTTTCTCCGTCAGCATTTCAGCCGCGATCCTTAATTGCTCATGCTCCCATGATCCGGGATTGAATGTATCAATAATCTTTGCCATGTTCAACTCCTCCCCCTTTCATCAATAAATAAACCAAGCAACCTCTTTCAACCATGCAGATTCATTAGCCTTTATTTTCCGAATTTCCCGATTGTAGGAATTTCTGCGATTTTTCCAAATCTTGCAACACTCATATTCAGCCGGGAGCAATTTCAGATGGATATTTATCCGTTCAACCTTTTCATTTAATTTATTGAGCCGTTCAACCGTTTTAATTCTCCGCTCCTTTTCTTCCTGCCGTTGTGCCGTGTTCATTCCTTCTGTAGCAATTTTCATTACTTCATTAATAGTCATTTTGGTTTGTTCCTTTCGTTCAATCGTTATTGATTGCCGGGGATGTTCCGCCCCGGCTCGGCTTTCCGTTAAACTCTACGCTCTACAATATAAGGATTTAATTCTCTTGAAAGTCCAGTTGCTTGCATGGCAATCTGGTATTCCTTTCCTATGCAAGTTAATTGATTCCGTTTCGGTGTGCGATCATCCCAAAGAACAATACCGCCATTTTCCTTAGAAAATTTCTTTTCTTCTTCCTTTGTCTTGAATCCATCAACACGCCACATTTTTCTGCCCCTCCTATTTAGTTGAGAATGTTCACGCGCCATCTCTGAACGCAGAACTAAAGTACCACATATTGTGTTTTATTGCAACCCCTTTTTTGATTTTTCTTTGACAACTTTTTAACGATCTTAATTTAATAAAATACACTTTAAAAAAATATAAATTGTTATATTATTATCAATTCTCATTTTGTAAAATAATATTTGAATCAATAATATTTAAATCAATTATATTTTTCAAAATATTATTGAATTAAATTATATTTGAAACAATAATATTTTTTCAAATTATTCTAATTTCAAAACAATTTTATCAAATAATATTGAATCAAATATTCTGAAATCAAATATAATTTTACCCGATTATATTTGATCCAATATTAAGAAATTATTTAGATTGATTTTAGAAAATTAGTTGTCGAAAATGATAAAGAGTTTCCGTTCCATTTTTGACAATGTAAGAAACGTGAAAGATTTTTACCACGGAAAGACCCCAAAATCGCAGAAAACAGGCTTCTGATTCTTCCAATGAATGAATACCCATCGGAAATTTGAACGGCCTAAAAACGGCCTTAAAACGCCAGAAAATGCCTAATGTAAGAAATGTCCATATTTTTTACCACGTTTTTGGACGATTTTCTCCAGATGGTCAGTCTGCTTTCTTGGATGAATAAATACCCACGGACAATTTCAAACGGCAGAAAACGCAAGAAAAACGGCTTAAAATTGATTTGCCGTTTTTTTGCTCAGATTCGCCCGTTTTACCATCTTTGACCAGCAAAAATCGCCAGCCGATGCACCGACTGGCGAGATATTACAACGTTGTAACAATTAGATTGATCTACTGCGACAACTTCCGAAGAACGCCGCTATAAAGCCGTCCGTTCATAACCTTCAGCGTAGACATTAACTCATCCATGACAGGCCAGATTTCATCTTGCTTGCGTCCGTTTATAACCTGTGCAAATTCGCTTTCGCTATCAATCGAGATTGTTCCGCTGTTTCCGTTTGAAAACGAATAAAGCGGCATTGAATCAACCGCCTTTTCGGCTGGCTGTTCCTTATCGTCTAAATGATCGAGGATAGTATAAAACGCCGCAAGTTTTATAGCCGTATTGGAATTGGGAGAGCGGACTCCCTGACATTCAGCAATAGCTTCCAGTAAATCCTGCTTTGTTATCATGTGCCGCCCTCCCTTCTAAATCACATCTGTTCCAACTGCTGGACAAGCTGTTTAATCTGCTGTTTGATCTGCTCGTTGGGAGCATCCTGCATCAGATCCTCCAGCTGTTCGACCATTTCGCCGGTGTCACCCGTCCGAGAATATCGTCCCATGCTGTCACGCCGAGCGTTTGCTCCCCGTCCACGGGCATAAGAACCGCCGCCATAATTGCGGGAATATTCGCCGCCACGGTTGCCGCCCTCACGGGAATAACGGTAACTGTTGCCGCCCATATTAACACCGCCGCCACGCTGAGAATATTCTTCCTCTTCCATCCGTTCAACAATATTGCAAATGTGATCAATTGCGCTGGCAATATACTTGATGGATTCGGCATCTTCCTTGGAAAACTTCCCGTTTTCCGCATATTCTCCAAGCTCTTTCATGAGTTTTTCTTTAAGCTCATAGAGTTTTTCTTCATGCATTTCTACTCACCCCCCTCACGCAATGCGAGCAATAGTCAAATTAGCGTTTTGCACTTCAATCAGCGGGGCGGGTGTAACTGTCGGATCGGTAGTAGCCGGGACCGCATCAACGCCCAACGAGAAACAACAACAACTCGGCACCTTGATAATCGCGGTACTTGTGACATTTCCGAAATCACCAACAGCCGCTGGCGTGAAAATTGCCCGACTTGTCAGCCGAGGTTCCCCGTTAACCGTCAGCGCAACCGCAATCGGCGTAACCTCCCCACCCTCAGGAATAGCAATGTTTCCATTGAAAGTCACCTGATAGTGTGCGTACTGATTGCACCCGCACCCGCACCGATTATTTCGGTTATTGGCACCTCGCAGAATAAAATTCCCTGTTTCGTTCTCATGATAAACATTTCCACGATTGCAAGGAATAGATGTACGGAACAGAACGGGGCCATTTAAGGCCACCGTCTGAACCTCGTTATACAAAAATTCGCAAGCCATGCTAACACCGCCTTAACCGTTGCAACCGCAACCGCAACCGTTATTCTGAGGGCAATTAAAAATCGGGGTCATGCCGTATACGGGCATACTGGGCACAGGACAAGCGCGCATTTCTGCAATCAACTGATTTGCAGTAGTAGCCTGTCCAGCACGGATAGCCGCCGTCTGCACATCCTGAGACGCCTGACCACGCGCAAACAGGAGTTCCTGACGAAGCTGAGCAATCGTTTCGTTCTTAGCATCAATCTTATCCTGACAAAGCTGGTCAAGAATGCGCTGAGTGTTCGCCGTGTTATTGACGATAATATCACGAATACCATCGGCAACCGCCGCACGGTCAGCACAATTTTCCTGCTGAACAACCGCCTGCAACTGAGTAGTAGCAAGACGATTGTCACAACAACACTGGGCAAGCTGTGCCTGCACCGCATTTAATCCCTGAGACATTGCCGTCTGAGCCGCGAAAGCCTGATTCATATTAGCCATCTGGCGAGCGTTCGCGCCCTGTTCGACTCCCGCGAAACCATTGGCAAGACTCATCTGCACATCGGAACAACAATTGCAAATCTGATTCTGGATTCCGTTAATTCCGTTCTGGATGCCATTAATACCACCCATCACAGCCGCATGATCGAAACCGCGCTGGACGCTCCCGCCGTTTCCATCATTCACGAAAATGGGCTGACCGCCGCCGAAGCCGCCGTTCTGCTGATTGCCCCAATTGCCAGAAGCCAGCAGGATAAACAGAAGGATAATCCACCAGCCATTGCCCTGATCCCAGCCGCCGCCATTGCCGCCGCCCTGATAAACAGGATAGGGCATTCCTCCACCGTAACCAGTAGGCCCGACAAGCATAGTAGCCGGGATTCCACCGCCATTTTCATCAGTAAGAGCCATTTTCAAAACCACCTTTCACAAAAAAAATAAAATAATATTGCATCCGTCTATGTACACTTGACGGAAAACAATCTTTTAAAACTTTTTTAAAATATCCATACTAACCGCACCGCACCGGAAGCCACTCCGTATCCTTTGACGCGTAACTTCTGGACTGGCAGAGGCGTTGGTCGCGTTCTTCTACCTTGTCCCGGGCGTAGGTGGCTACTCTCGCTGTAACAAGGCGGCTCCTGCTGGTTCGCTTGCCTGTTGAAAATAAGAATAACGCCGAAACGCTATTCTCTAAAACCTTTCGGTTTTGCACGGTCTGAATTATTTAATCATCCGTTGCAACATATTAGCCATCTGGACAGCCTGATTATATTGTTCTTGTGTAACTCTGCCAGAATTGAGCATCTGTTGCACCTGTTGCCGGGGATCCCCTCTGAAATTGTTCTTGAATTGCTGAAACTGCTGGATAATATTTCCCATGTTTACAACGTTATTCGGCATTGCTCCACCAAACATTTTAAACAGCGGGTTCATTCTCTTCTACCTCTTTTCTCGGTCTTCCGACAGGACGCTTAGAAATGCCGTCTAAATTGCTTTTTAAGGCGTTTATCTGTTCGGCTAATGCGTTTACCTCTTCTTTAGTCGCAAACGCCTTAGAATCGAAATTAGGTGCCAAAGAAACGTTATTGTTTGGGTTTTCCCGAATCGTATAATCAAGCGTCTTAATTGACGGCATCCCGCTGGCATCTGCTGATTTGATATAAATAGTCTGCCGTTCAGAATCCCACAACTGAACCGTAGTATTTGGCGCAACGAGATAAGACTTTGCACCAGCTTCACCTTGCACCCAAATTATGCCGCTTGTCATGGTCGTGTTCGCTGGTTGCGCTGGCTGTTGCTGTGGCATCTGCGGCGAATTTTGCACCTGTTGAGGTTGAACGAACTGTTGAGGATAATAATTGTTCATTGGTTGATAACCGACAGGAAAATAACTGTTATAAGGCATTGCTTATTCCTCCGTTCTGCTCCAATAATACTGCGGAATTTCCGCTGAAGAATCCCATGAATCATACAAAACACCGTCAACGATTGTAGCAACATGATTCCCGAAACCCAACACAAAAACACCTTTCGGATGGTCTTCCGCAAAATCTGCCGCCGTATAACAATCAATACAACAGCTGTCAATTGCTGACCGTTTGAAACCATGTTGATATAATACGCTCCCCCAAACACTATTGGATGAGGGCATATCTGCCATTTGATAAGCATTACTAACGATCAACGCAAAAGCCTTTTTCCAATCCACATTAAGAGCTTTGGCGATTGCCCGTATAGAACAATCGCCAACACTACGCCCCGCAGGATTAGGATTGTACTGTTTCCACATCCTCGGTTTCATCTTCTTTTTTAATCGTATTCATATCAATGGGAATAATTGAAGGCATATCGTTAACCGCTCCCGCCGCATCAATAAGCCCTTCTCCAATGATGTAAGCAATTACACTTGCACCCGCCATAATCACGCCAGAAACCGTTTCAACCGTCTGAGCGTCCACCTTGAACGCTAACATGATTCCAGTAACCAACCCAATAATAGCCATCCAGAATTTCCGACTTGTGAGCTTGCTTTTCCAATCAATCATTGTTCGCTTTCCCCCTTAACAGTTGATAATTTCATTGTCTGGTCTTTTAAACCAGTTACAACCCCATTCCCGCCAAGAGCGTGGTAACTCTGATACATATCCTCTATAGTGTCTTTTCGTGCTGTCGGGCAATACCCTTCAGCAATAGCACTTTCGCAATCTGCTATAATCTGCCGCCGCAAAAGCGAGCGCATCCCGTCCCGGAGAGCTTTCTGTTCTTCTCTCTCTTTTCGAATCTGTTTAGCAATGTGTCTGCTATACGCACCAATAGCCGCTATTAACAAGCCGAACAGCCACTCAATCCAATATTTCACAATCCATTCTGGCATAAGCAACCCGCCTTTCTGACCTCACGAAAGGATTATAGCATCATGCCGTAGAAGTGTCAATCTGCATTTCGGAGGAATTGCGCCATAATATAACCCGTTTTCTGATATTCGACTTTCGCCCAATCTCCCAAAACTTCTACAACACGGCATTTTTCCCCTTCTCTGAGCGTGTCCTGCTTCTTTCCTTCCGGGGTTTCTCTTACGTTTACAGTTCCATCGTTCGGCACATCAACCACAGCAACACCGTTTTTCAATTCGTCAACGCTCTCGCCGCCGTCCTGACTTTCGCCGCCGTTGTAGTTCAAATCTTTCAATAATCCATAATGTGACCAATCAGAAACACTCGATTCAATAACGCCCGTTTTCGTTCCCTGAGCTTCAACGACTTTCCCACCACCAACATAAACGCCAACGTGGTAATAGTCTGATCCGTTCCGCAACTTGAAAACCAACGCACCGACCGGGAGATTGCTCGATTCAATAACACCTTTCTCTGAAAGGTAACCTTTCTTCCAAATCGAATTGCTACCATGAGGGACCAGAAAACCGAGCCTTCTACAAGCACACAAAACCAAACCAGAACAATCTGCTACATGGTGACCGATCCATCTTGAGCCATATCTACGCCCCATCTCATATTTTTTTTCTGTGGTTTGCTCTAACTGTTCCTGTTTCGCTTCAGTCCACAGTGCGCCAGACTGACCGTAAATATAACCCCACTTTTCTGGGAGAATCTGTAAAACAACATTAGCCAAATCTTGACCGAACATTTAGCACTCAACCCCTTTCAATCATCAATTTTATAAAAGCAACACGCAATGAAACCAATGAAAAAACCAACCACCGCACCAATTACCACGCAAATAACAGAATCCATTTACAACACCCCCACACTTTGAATTATATTCTCATGCAAGAATGTTGTAAATGTATATTAAAGTGTTATTTAATTCACAGTTTCGCCGCAGGATGACGACAACGATTACCACGGAAAACGCATCCTTCGAATACGAAGTCATGATAGATACAATCAGGGCAACGATTCATTCGGCAGAATCGTCTGTATTTCCATTTGACAATCAGTTTTTTAAACATCGTAAAGCTCCTATTTAAGTTATGTCCATTGAACATTGCTATTTGCTGAAAACGGGATTCGATTATTACGCATTACAGATACTTCAAC